GAAAAACTTTATGGTTATTAAAAAGTACAACTAACTTAACATTTGCAGGAAAGGAAGATATGTAATGAGTAAAGTATGGGACAAGCAGCATGGCGGGAGTCACTATCAAAAGTATAAAATTCAACCTAGTAAGTTTGTAGTAGAGAATGAATTGCTATATCCAGAAGGATGTGCTATAAAATATATTATTAGACACCGTGATAAAGGAAAGAAACAGGACTTATTGAAAGCAATACATTTTATAGAGATGATTATTGAAAGGGACTACAAATGATATTTAAAGCACAAACAGAGTGGGTTAAGCCTACAGAATTTCCTGACTTAAGATTTTGTGAAGAGATTGCAATAGATTTAGAAACACATGACCCAGAACTAAAAACTATGGGATCAGGTTCTGTTGTTGGTAAAGGTAAAGTTGTAGGTATTGCAGTTGCAACAGAAGGTTACTCAGGATACTTTCCGTTTGATCACGAGGGTGGTGGTAACTTAGAAAAAAGTAAAGTAATTCAATGGTTTACAGATATTTGTAAAACTACATCTACAAAAATATTTCACAATGCAATGTATGATATTTGTTGGATTAGATCTATGGGTATAAAAATTAATGGAAGAATTGTTGACACTATGATTGCAGCATCTTTAGTTAATGAAAATAGATTTAGATATGATCTTGGATCATTAGGTTGGGATTATTGTGGCCAAGGTAAAAACGAAACTGAATTAGTAACTGCTGCGAAAGAATGGGGTGTAGACCCTAAAGCTGATATGTGGAGATTACCTGCTATGTATGTTGGTAATTATGCTGAACGTGATGCAGAACTTACATTAGGATTATGGAAAGTAATGCAAAAAGAAATGTTAGATCAAGACTTAGAGTCTATTTTTAATCTTGAAACAGATTTGTTTCCTTGTCTGGTTGATATGAGATTTCTTGGGGTGAGAGTGGACGTTCCAAAAGCTCATAAATTGAAGAACCAATTAGCATCAAAAGAAAAAGAACTCCTGACAAAAGTAGAAAAAGAAACAGGAATAGATACTCAAATATGGGCAGCAAGAAGTATTGCAAAAGTTTTTGATAAGTTAAACTTACCATACGAACGAACGTTAAAAACACAGGCTCCTTCATTTACTAAAAACTTTCTCTCTTCTCATACTCATCCTTTAGTTCAATGTATATCAAAAGCCAGAGAAATAAACAAGGCACATACAACATTTATAGATACAATTATAAAACATGAACATAATGGTAGGATTCATGCAGATATAAATCAAATTAGATCAGATACTGGAGGTACAGTAACTGGTAGATTTAGTTATTCTAATCCTAACTTACAACAGATTCCTGCTCGTAACAAAGACTTAGGTCCATTGATTAGATCCCTCTTTATACCTGAGTCTGGTTGCGAGTGGGGATGCTTTGATTACAGTCAACAAGAACCAAGACTAGTAGTTCACTATGCATCCCTAGATCAAGACGCAAGTGTCTTTGGTGTAAAAGATTCTTATGAAGATGGTGACGCAGACTTTCATACAATCGTTGCACAAATGGCAGACATACCTAGAACACAAGCTAAAACAATTAACCTTGGATTATTTTATGGTATGGGTAAAGCTAAACTACAAGCAGAACTTGGAGTATCAAAAGATAAAGCTAATGAATTGTTTGACATCTATCATCAACGTGTGCCGTTTGTAAAAAGTTTGATGAACTCTGTATCTAATAGAGCACAGCAAAGAGGACAGATAAGAACTTTACTAGGCAGACTTTGTCGTTTCCATTTATGGGAACCAAATCAATTTGGTATACATAAAGCTTTACCATTTGACCAAGCTCGCCAGGAATATGGAGCAGGCATCAAGCGTGCTTATACATACAAAGCTTTGAATAAATTAATTCAAGGGTCGGCTGCAGATATGACAAAAAAATCTATGTTAGAATTATACAAAGAAGGTATTGTTGCACATATCCAAGTCCACGATGAATTGGATATATCTGTAGAAGATGATATAAAAGCAAAACGTATAAAAGAAATTATGGAATCTGCAGTTGATCTAGAGATACCAAACAAGGTAGACTATGAAAAAGGATTAAACTGGGGAGAAATAAAATGAGGACTTATGGCTTATTTAAATGCAAACATACCACCGGAATATGCACAAATAAAAAAGGAGTATTTATATGATCTTAAAAAACATCACGGAGAAGTTGAAGACTGCATTGTGTTTGGTCTTAGCGCTATTTCAGGTCGCGCTATTTTATTCCATGCGATTATGGAGAATGGTGCTATCTTTTATCGTCTCCCGATTTCTGCCTTCATTCAGAGAGGATTTAGACCGGAAGATGTTCCTAAACGTAGACTTGATGAACTTCAGCTTTGGAATTGTTTTAGCTATTATCCTGCTGTTCATATTTGGGATTTATTAGCAGGCACTTCAGGTAAATACATAGGCAAAGATAAGAAGTGGCATCACGGTAAATATCTATTTACCGTTGACTTTGCACATCCAGAGAGTAATATACTAGACATCGAACATTCTGAGATACCGCACGAGCATAAGTGCGCACACATAATTGCGTTAGATGATGGTAATTATGCGGCACAGCCAAACAATAGATGTATATGGGACCTGCCTTCATTTACAGTGAAGGACAACATTCCTGATTGGAAAGTGCAAACGAATGAATGGAACGTAGAAGATACGGGTCAATGGAAAACAGAGGATACCGATAGGTTCTTCTATGAAATAGAGGAGAAAAAAAATGATTAAAGGATTTATAAGAAAATGGATCTTAAGACCAATTAAAAAAATCAAAGACAGATTTTTTAAATAACATGTCTAAGTGCAAAAAATGTAATCACGAGTGTCATTGTGTAATGGAATTACATGCAGATGAATATGGTGTTTGCACTTGTGAACATTGTGAATGCACTGTTAGAGATGATGACAAGACGTGGGAAAACGAGGTTGTATACGAAAAATAATGGAGATGAGCAAAATGAATTATTATTTTACTGGTATATTAATTATCTTGTTAACTTTGTTAGCATTTTTTGTAGAACCAGCATATCCAGCAAACTCACAAACAAACGTTAGTGGATCTAACACAAGTATTGAAGGTGGATATACAGGAGGAGCTACAACATATGAATCTGGATCATCTTCTAACACAACAACAAACTCAACGTCTAATTCTAATATAAGATCTGCACCGCCAACAGCAGGAGCTCCATCATATAATTCTATGACACAGGATGTATGTGCTGTGGGTGGATCACTTGGTGTACAAACATTTGGTCTAGGTATTAGTGGTGGTAAACATTTTATAGATAAAAATTGTGAAAGATTAAAATTAGCAAGAATTTTAAATGACTTCGGTATGAAAGTTGCAGCAGTTGCAATACTTTGTCAAGATGAAAGAGTATTTGAATCTATGATACAAGCCGGTACACCATGTCCAATAGATGGTAAGATTGGTAAAGAAGCACAAGAATTGTGGTCTAAGTATGATCATGAAAGACCAGATTATGATGTATACATAAAACGTATGAAAAAAAGAGAAAAAAAAGAAAAAGATTTAGAGAGACAAAAATTAAAAGAACAAGCTCAAATGACAAAAGAATTTGAAAAGATGGATAAGGAAATTGAAAAAAAAGTAATTATACCAAAGAAAAAACCTGTTAATTGGGAGTCACCTAAATAATGGCTAGACCAAGTAAATTTTTTAAATGGGTTGTTAAATTAAGAATGTGGTGGGCTGATGTAAGAGGCCATCATGGTAAAAGATGGGACTATGAACCCGGTGATTGGTATATGGGAAGGAAGAAAAAATGAGTAATAAACCACTAAACATATCGGAGTCGGCGGCCGTGCAGATGCCGATGAAGACGGTTGCTAGTCTGATTTTGCTCGTCGCAGCCGGCGTGTTCGCATACACAGAGCTTACGGCGAGGTTAGTATCGTTAGAGACATCACGTGAGTTGTTTGAAAATGATTTACTTAAAAAATCCGAACAGGTACCCGTGGACCAGGAACAACATTTTTTATTGGAAGATCTTTACA